TTCCATGAATCACTTGGTCGTTCAATACTTTCACGAGATTTACTTTCTCTTGGGGTGCGCTCTTCAGACATTACGAGGTCTCCTTAGCGAGTTGCCTCGCGTACTGTTCCGGGGTTAAACCCAGTCTCTTAGCGAGAGAGATTTGGGTAGCCGTCAACCGCAATTTGCGCGGTTTGGCACCATTACTCCTTGCGGAGGGTGCCACCACCGACGAGGGCTGACCGGCAGTCGCGGGTGCGTCACGGCTATATGATTCGCCTTTATCCTGCCAGTCGTATTCTGGAAACGCGCTTCTTAGGCGCGAATCAATCTGTCTAAAGTACTCAGCACTATTAGGCTGAATACCTCTCTTAATCAATGCTGCATGGGTTCCATACGCAAGGCTAGTCATTTCTTCATAGCCTTCTTGCATAAACCACGAGTTGCGACCCGCCCAGTCCTCTGCTTCAGGGCTTACCTGAGCCTCTGGCGGGGCTTGTTGCGCCACACTCTGTGCAGCTTGTTGTGCAATCTGTTGTTGTTGCCAAGCTTCTGCCTGCTGCTCTCGCTGCGCTTGGTTAGAGGCTAGGTTGTTCTCGTACCTTTCCGCCTCGCCGTACTCAGCTTGTGCCCGATTCAGGCTTTCTTGAGCCGAGATGAGTCGATCTGTATCGCCTTCCTCGTATGCTTGCTTGTAACTATTACGAGCGTCTTGCAGAGCAAGCTCGGCTTTAGCTTTGATCTGAGCTACCAAGGCAGCCTCGCCTCGGTTGATTAGAGCTTCATTCTCTTGGTTGCGCTTGTTTAGCTGCTCCGCGACTCGTACCGCCTCTTCTCGCATACGCTCTGCCGCTTCACGCTTTCTGCGCTCTTCGTGCTGCTCGTATCGAAGCTTATTGATTCGCTTCTGTACCTTATCGCTGTATCCAGCAAGCTCTTCATCATCATCGTCAACATCGACAGCAGTATCCGCAGCCTCTGCCTTTGGCGGCCTACGATCTTCTTCAGGTCGTTCATCGATGACCTCTAGCTCGAACTCACCCTGCTCTTCGACAGACTCACTTGATTTTTTACCAATCTGAGTCTTTACACCGAAGAACTTGTCCTCAGAACTCATGGGCTGTTCTGGTTGTACGTCCATTTCTGCTTCGCTCATACCTTAATAATCCCCCTTGGATCTTCTACGACGGCCTCTACAGAGTCATCGTTGATTAACCGGAACTCTTTCCCATGAACTTTGAACCTAGTTCCAGAGTAGGAGCGCATGATTATCCAGTCGCCCTCTTGACAGTAAGGGCCATTGGGGAACCGACTAGGGTCATTGTAAGCATCTGCTCCCATCTTGAGAACCATGCCGACAATAGACCCTACTTCTTCATCGTGCAGAGTGCTAGCAGCCTTCAGGATGCCACCCTCAGTTTTTTCGTCGGGGTCGGGTAAAGCAATTAACAGTTTGTAGCCTTGCGGCTCAGGCAACTGATTAGCCTTGCGGGATTCTTCAACCCCGATATCTTCTAATGCTTCAGACATTAGTTTTCCTTTCGCACTGGAAGTTAGCGTCCAGAGTCGCTTGCGTTACCTAATGTAACGTTATTCAGACTCGTACTTTTCAGCCAAGTCTAGAATCTCTCTTTCAGCGATAGCCAAGCCTTCAATGATTCCACACAACTTAGTGTACTCACTGTAGTCTTTACACGCGCCACCACTTATAAAGTCTGCATATTCGTTCATTTTTTCGCGCAGGTTGCCCTGCATGTACTGGAATACGTTCTGAGAACTACTTGTCATCAAGCGCATCCTGCACTAAATCAACGCCAATCTTGAATCCTTCGATCTGCTGCATGGACTCGTCCTGAGCCAGCTTGACCGCGATTCGCTTATCTTCAATATCTTTCTGTTGCTCTAGCCGCATACGATCAAGCTCTGCTTTAACAGCAGCCTTCTGCTGATCAAGCTCAAGCCTACCCATATCAGCTTGCATCCTGCGCTGCGCCTCCATCTCCTTGATCTGCAACTCTTTTTGCTGCATCTGAAGGATAGGATCTTCTGCCTGTTGCTGCTGCTCCGCAGCTTGCGCCTCTTGCTGGTTCTTGCCTTTGAGTTGATCCGCTGCGAGTCCTGCAAGCCTAGAGATACGGAACTCAATATCCTCAGGCAGCGGCTCTTCTGGCCCCGGTAGCTCGAATCCAAGCTCTTTTTCGATCTGTAGCCTGTACTGGAACGCCAAATGCTCCTGTACGTGGGCAGCCATCTCTGCCGCCGCCGACTCTGCGTTGGGGCTTTGCGCCATAAGCTCCATGACCTTGGGGTCTTCCAACATAGCCTTGTGTGCCATGATGTGGGACTCGTGATCTTGGTAAACAAACGCCTTCACCGGCTTGCCGTTGATGATATTCATGTTCTCAGTGATCGGATCGACTGGAGTCATGTCATCATCGACAGGAACAAGCTTCTCTGCGTCCCGAATGTTCAGGATTTCTAGCATTTGCCGGTGCAATTGCGGCATGTCGTACATCTGAGGCGCTTGTTGCGCTAGTTGCAGTGCAGCTTGGTACTGCATAATGCGTTGAGCCATCGTTCCTGCGTTAGGATCGCTGACCGGGATGATATCTACCCTGTCATCGAAGTCAGAAGCCACCAATGGCTCCTTGTTTTCGTCGTATGGGTACGTTTCAGGCCCAAAATCGCGCACAACATTTGATAATAGGCGCAATTCAGACCTCATAGAAGCGTGTAACCGCGCTTGAACGGCGCTCATGACCTTCATTGACCGCTCAAGTATGGCTAACGTGGTGCCAACCGGCGCTTCAGCGTTCATGTCGGACGCTTTTACGTCAGCAGCGGACGCAAAACGCCGCCCTTCCTCTACAATGTCGCCCATAAGCTGGTACAAAACCGTGCTTGGCTCTTTGTAGGGCAAGAAACTGATGTTTTCGCCTATGCTTCCGCCGGGAACGTCCACATCGCGGAACTCTCCGGGCATAATTGGGGTGTCATCACCCTTGATTCGCAGCCCACGGGCCTTCAAACCACCCGGAAGGTTAGCCAAAGTGCCTGCATCGACCAGTTGTCGCAGCAAAGAGGTGGCAGATTTAGCTAATCCACCAATCATGTGGAGCAAACCGAAGCCATAGAAGCCCAATCCGGGCATATACTGGTAGTGAACGAAGTGCTGACGAGCCATTTTCTGCTCATCTGACTCGTACCAGTTACGTCGAATGGACAAAATGGTGCGAGAAGACAAATCAATCGTCACCACATACGGCAACATGATGCCTGTCTGCTCACCCTTCACGGTATCTTCAAAGCCGGGAAGGTCTAAATGAACATTCATCTCCAACAAGACATGACGATAGTCGAGATCATAGTTGGCTGAGTCGCCGGTAAGCTCGTTGTACTTCTTTTCTATGTCATCGTAGTCGGGAGAGGGTGCCGGTAAATCTACATCCGAGTAAAATCCAGCAACCTGAAGCTTGCGTACCTCGTTTGCGCTACGGCGCATAACATGCGTAGCCCTCTCACAGGTCTGCAAGTCCGAAGCTCCGTAGCTAACAACGAAGTCTTCTGCTGGTACAAACATGCTGCAAGGTCTGCTCATGTTTGGATCGTAATAAATCTTGCGGAACGCAGAACCGGCAAGCGGCAAAGAGAACAAAAGCCTCTCTGTCTCAGTGCGATACTCGCTCATTCTTTCAGTCAGCAAGTAGTTCAGGTAGTCCTGAACCCTTTGAGCCTGATCCTGCTTCTCATCAGTGACCACACCAACAACAGAAGTCTTGGCTGGGCCAGCGGCTGGGAACAACTCTTGAATAGATTGTGACTGAAAGCGGATAACTGCTTCCGTCAAAAGCGGATGGAACACGCCGCAAGCGCCATCCCAAGGGGTGGTGCGGTCTTCATGCTTGAGTCCTAGTAGATCCAAGCCTTCAATGTACGTGCGCTCCCAGTCTGAACGGCTTTCTTTGTCAGACTTGTACTGCCCCACTAGGTCAGTGGCAATCCCTTGTAGCTCGCTATCGTCGATATACTCGGCAAGGTTGGCGTCATGAGGGATCATGCCCGTCAGAGAATCCTGAGGATCAAAGTCAAAGATCATACCCCCGTCCTCTGTTTCAATAGAAACAGCCTCTGGATTGACAATCTCAATCTCTAGATCAGGCTCACCGTCCTGACCCTGCGAGAATATGCTTTGCTCTGGAGTCGCCAGAGGGCGGTCGATTGCCATTTAGCCGTTCTTACCGAAGTCTCGGGAACGAGCACTGCCGTTTCCACGCATAGAGACGTTGCCGCCCTCTTTTTTGTTCAGCATGGTAGGGCCGCCATTAGCCATGAGCTTGGTGCTCATTCGCACCTTGCCGCCACCAGACATCTTGCCTTCGCCATCAGCAGCGTAGAAGGGAACCATCTTTCCGCCCTTCTCAACCATAGGCAGCTTGCCGCCAGCCTTCATGCCTTTGGTCTTCATCTTCCCGCCAGCATTCATGCCTTTGGTCTTCATCTTCCCGCCAGCCATATATCCTTTAGTCTTCTTCATGGTCATCCTCTGAATAAAGATTATCAAAAACCTGATTAACGTCTAACGTGTAATCCAAGTCCGACTTACTGTAGTGGATATGCTGCGATGGCCTGAAGTCTGGGGCACCTTCCCCAGTCTCAAACCACGCTGGATGAGTCACTCTAACCCTATTATTCGGTAAAGCAACGATATTTCCAGTCCACTTTCCAGCGTCTAAAAGCTCCATCACATGACTTTGCTTGTGCTGCGCTGGGTCATCAGCTATCTCGTTATCCGTGTAGTCCACGGTAAACAAGTACTTTGCTGGGTACATCTCGCCGTCGATCTTAGCAAGCCACGGACATGGCGTACAACGATCCAA